CGCCCTTTTAAGCCCACAATGAAAGCCTCGACTGATCGTGCTTCGTCATGCGTTAAAGGCGGTAGATTGACCTCTGCTTGCCATATAGCGCCTTGGTGGGCGTACACCTGTTGATCATAGGTAAACGGTGATTCTGTGACCGCAACAGTTCGTTTTAAACGTAGGCTAATGGATGTAATGCCTACGTTGGGGAAAGCTAATGGCATTTCTTATGCTCCGACTAATGACTTACTGAACCCACCACCGCGCTGTCTAGCGTCTGCAACTGCACCTTTAGCGGCATTGGCAATTTGTGGCATCAGTGTAGCAATTTCTGCTCTGACTGTCTGCTGTACGCCAGTAGATACGTTAATGGTCTGGTTAACAGTAACACCACCGCCACCGCCCATCTTATTGTTTGGTATTATTGATCCGTTTTGATTTGGAACAAACAACTCTGGCCCGCGCTCGCCAACCAATGTTGCTTGCCCTCTATTTTGCGACCCACCTATTGCTGATTGTTTCGTAACTTGTGTCGTAGGCATACCAAGAGCGCCACCAATAGCATTAAACAAGGGTTGCACAATCCAGTATTGAACCATCATTTTAATCAGGCTATCAATAACGCTTTTAGCCATATCCTTCATAGCTTCGCCAAAAGATTTAGCGCCACTAATTGCAGACGTTAAAGCGTCCGTTAATGACCCTGCGGCATTCTTAGAAACTGCATCCATTCCTTCTGCCAAGCTAGGCAAAGCATCTCCAGCAGACTTAATTGAGGCTCCCCACTTTTGCATCGTAGTTGGTAGAACTTCGCCATCAGCTAAATCGTCAGCCTCTTCTCTAAGTCCTCTAAGGCCCATTTTAAGCCGCCAAACATTACCAGCCGCATTGTCTATAGAGTCGCTAAAACCATACGTCATTTTTGTAGTAATTGGCGCTAAATTCATCCAATCCCTAACGTAGTTTGCCATTTCAATAAAGCCATTTGCAAAATCAGCAAAACCCCTAGCCGCTGATCCAAGGGCTAACAAAATATCCGCCAACCCTTGAAGTATATTTTCAGCTAAAATAAGACCAAATTCTTCTACGCTTCCGCCAGCCGCTTTAATGTCTTTTAAAAACTTATCTTTTATTGTATTGCTTAACGCCTCTATAGCTGGAGCGAGATTAGCGGTTATTTGATTACGCAAACCTGTAAACAAGCCAAATAATTTAGAAAGAGAATCGTTTGCCTTTTCCACGCCTTTAGCTGCTTTTCCAGACATTACCAAACCTAATTGGTCAGCCTCGATAAACATATCTTTTAAGCCTTGCCTTCCAAGGGCCAAGGTATTTACTAGGGCAACACCTTCAGAGTCAAACAGCTTCATAGCTAGACGAACTTTGTCTGCTGATGTTGTAACATTACCGAAAGCATCAGCGAGCTGTAGCATCTGCTCATCTAGTGATTTCTTCTTTAGCTCTTCAGCATCAATGTTTAGCTCTTTAAGTGCGCCTTTAGCCTCGCCAGTTCCTTTAGCGGCTTCAGCTAAACGCCTTGTAAATCGCTGTGCAGCCATGTTAACGGTTTCAATAGTTACGCCCGTCTGGGTTCCTGCAAATTGCAGAGAACTAAGTGCTTCAGTTGTAGTGCCTATTTTAGATGCAGTCTTTCCTAGCGTATCTATAGCGGTTAAAGATTGCTTAATCATAAACCCAATAGCGCCAGCACCTGCCGCAAGAGCTAGAGCAGACTTCATGCTAAATGCAGCTTTAGCAATCTTTTGTAAGGCGTTAGTAACACCCCCAAAAGCCTTCTTGGTTTTGTCTACCGCGCTTATTACGATCTTTACATCTTCAGCCATTTTGCTCACTCAATATTTGGTAATAAGCCAACCATTCGTTGAAATGATTAACGGGCATTTGTTCTGCTTCTTCTATCGTAAGGTGTAGGCGATCAGCCAAGGAAAGCAGATTCATCCTTGACTGGTCGCTTTTTAGTTTCCCTGTATTGCCTCAACAGTTTCAATCTCTGCAAACATTTGGTTAGCAATATCAGATATAACGCTAGTTTCTTCGCCCATCAAATCAAGTCGATCTTCAGCAGACCCAAACAGCTTAGTGCCGCCTTCATCTTCTGCCTTCATACAAATCAAATCAACCATTGCCCCGATAGTCGTATTGTTAAGAAAGTCGGGGTGCTTCTTCTGCAACTGGTCTAGGTCGTAGCAAGTGATGCTTCTGCAATACAACTTAAACGCTCCAGATTCGTCACCCCATGCAGGCACTAATACTTCTCTTGCTTGCAACTTTCTTCTACTTCTTAAATCTTTAGCTAATCCCATGGTTTATCCCCTTAGTTAATTAAACTTGTGCTTCTGTTACGTCACCGCTGCACTGGATTGAGAAGCTGGCTTCTACCATGCCATCAAAAGAACCAGTAATAGAGCGAGAAGTCACAATGCCTGTGCCAGAGAAGAAAGTCTCTCCACTGCCAGTGCCTGTAGGATAGATTTCAAAATCGATTGAAGCACGCTCATCAAGAATTAGCTGCTGTGCATCTGCCTCATCCCAATATACGTCAAGTGATACTGTATTTGTTTTTAGTCCAGTTTTATA